TCTCAAAACATCTCTATTTTTCTTTGTTTCAAGCATCTTTCTTATAGAAGATTTTGTGTGTTTTCTTCCAAAGAACGCATTATCTTGGCCATGTTTTTTATTTGTTTCCAACCTACCCAAACTCCATACTGGAATAGGATTCACTTATAATTTGTCCTAGACCTCATGGAAATTCTTAATATCATCATCTTCCTTTAAGTCTTTTGCAGCAATCCAACCGCGATTAGTTGTATAAAATTCATGATCCTCAGTACATTTAATAATAGTACCATCCTCAAAAGTTAACTCCATTTTTTTCTTTTCTTTTGAGTGTGGCGTCTCTACAACACGTTCTGGGTGTTTGAATTCAAAATTGTCATATTCTATGTTATAGGAAAGAACTTTATCATTTAAGGAAACGTCAGAAATTTTCTTATCACCTGAATCAGTTTTAACTAAGGTATTCTTTTCAAAACATCCATTCATCAAAACATAAAGAATTTCGTCAAAAACCCGTGGATGGTCCACAGACACAAAGGCACAATTCTTTGTTTGAATGCCATTTGCCAGTGTGAAAATTTCATTTTCAGGTTCCTGAACACACCAAACATCTTCCTCTAAATCCGTCTCATGGCAATCTTTAACGGTCCAAACAAAATTTTCCATTTTCTTAATGGAATCAAATCTTTTGATGTGTATATCTTTCAAAAAGAAATTATGAGGTAACGTATCTCTGTAAATTGTAAGAGAATAAATCGGTTTTATATCATTTTTCTTAAAGGGATTTTCACGCCTATTTTCTTTGATATCTGACGTGAAAATTCCCAATTTTGCTGCGATAGAACGAAAAAACTGAAGATTATCCTTTTTACTATTTGAAATTACAACATTGGAACCTGTTTTTCCTATAGTACCGTCTGCGGCGAACCATCCCGATAAGAACCCTAATAAGTAACTACGATTTGCTTTTATATCTGGTAGAGATTTCCAGTTCCAAGGCAATTGAACAAATAGAGGTTGTCCATCTTCATTTGTTTTATGTCCTGTTGTAAAAATATTTTCAAATTGAACAGAATCACCACATAGTTGTATTTTAGTGTAACCCTTACTCTTATCAAAAGTACCGTCTCCAAAAACCATACCATGTTGCATTCCTATCCTACAAGGCTCTAGGTTTTCATTTCTTATATTCTTAGGAACATATTTTACAACATCGCCAGGTAGCAATTCAAGTGTTGTCTTTTCAACACGAATTTTTCCCGTTCCTTTGTTTTCTATAATAACCCATCTGTGATTTTTAGTTACGAGACATTCACTTTTTGTTTTTCCACCTTTTGTAAAAACAAGTTTATGTAATTTTTCAATGCCGAATCGTTTTACTGTGGCTTTTTTGAAGGTTTTTTCACCTAAAATTTCTACTGAATCACCATCTTCAAAATCTGAAAATGACTTTATTCCAGCTACAGTAACAAATTCTGTATCTTTACTAAAACAGTTATACCCGGCCACGTTCTCCTTTTTGAGCGCGGGCCCGGCAGTCATAAGACAACGCATAGAAGGCATCGTTTTCAATTCAAGAACAGAATCTTGCAATCTCTTACGATCTTCTTCGGTTAAATCAAAATTATGGTTTTCTTGGAGGTGTTCTGTGAAAAAATCAAAATATCTAGTAACAGTTTCAGTCCAGGTTTCCCGCCTTTTTTCGGAATCTAGCCATCGGGCATAACGTGATTTGTGGATGAAGTCTTGATAAGGAGTAGGCAAAAAATCGGTCATGCAATTTTCTCCGCAGGAAAAAAGGTAAAAAGCTAACTATCTGTAACAAAAAGGAAAACGGAGAAAATTATATCTCAGGCAAATTTTGTTCCATCGAATCTCGTTTGTCAACCTGTCTTAGATTGTGTTCATAGATTCCCATTTCGTGATTGTATTCAGCGTCGATATTACTGTAATATCCGTCTCTATGCCAATTACTACCGACCAAACTGAAATTCAGTCTGTTAATGACACGGTCCATGTCTCCCTGACAGGCCGCACACTTATCATCATAATCTTTGTTTTCGTAAGCCGAAATGGAAATCAGGTGTTCAACCTTGGAGTGACAATCGTTACATTCAAATTCATATAGTGGCATAAGTTTCTCTTATCTCCCGTAAACGTGGACATTATTTATCATCTTACTTCAATTCCCAGACAACCCATTGAATAGACAAATCTTCTGTACTTTGAAAATCCTTACATGCTATTTTTATGATTTCCTCAGTTCTTTCCCAAGGCACACCAAAGAAACCTGAGTTAATTTTAGGCGACCAAATTATGACTCCGCGATTCACCAAGGAAAGCATTTCCAATACTGAATGGTATGTATAAGCCAGAATATCCTTAACAGGATCGACAAATTTTCCGTAACCATCACTAGTTATGAGACTGGCAATTTCCGGTCCTAACTTTGAGGATGTAAGTAGACAAGTGCCTCGGATATCCATGGAATCCAACACATTCTTTTTGTAATCGTCGAATTTTGTACCTATGCAATAATCTCGATAGACTTCATAGGCGTCCGGCGCTTTTTCTTTACACTGTTTTGCAAAGCCTGATCCCCATACACCTTTAGCGTTGCAGGCATGGGCAATCGCGTCTGGTTTGCTAAGACCCATCTTTGAAGTTGAATATGTTCTAATTTTGGCCAATTCATCAAAAAGATCACCTTTTTTGTATATTAATTCCATTATTTGTCTATTCCTTCAACCTTTATACGTTTCCAATATTTGTTCGCTTGGGTAGCATCATTCCAGGTGTCTATATCTTTGGAAATTACACAAGGCACAGTACCGGTGTATCCACTCCTTCTCAAAGCGCACAAACGACGGTTGCCTATTATAACATAGTATGTGGAAAAGTCAAATTTTTCATCATACTTATCTTGCTTGACTATAAGCGGTTTCACCAAACCATGTCCATCCACGTCTTTAATCGTTTTGAGTATACTTTCAATCAGACCATTGTACTTTTCACCTCGCTCCCATTCAGCAAATTTCCGAATCATCGGATGTATTTTACCCTTCCAATTAATGAACTGGGGTGCGTTCCATCTATACTGGAGACAAGCCATGGGTACTTCACGAATTTCATATTCACTAGGTGGGGATTTGAATGTCACCATAAGGATGCCTTACAAAAGCTTTTGTGTTATCGTTCCAGGAATCGGTAGATTTGGCCAAATAGCACGGCACTTCGCCGGTAAAGCCTAGGGCCCGAAGGCTGCAAAGTCTCTGATTGCCCCGAATTATATAAAGGTGTCTACGGTGTTCCTTTGCGATCAACGGATAAAACATCTTACGCGATTCCAGCATGTGGTCATACACCTGATAAAGTATCAATTCTTTACGATACCATTTATTGAACTTATCTGGCCGTCTATTAGGTAACTGAGTTTCCATATAGGTGAACCAATTCAAATATTCATTTGACATTTTAACATAATCACCCCTTGGCGCCAGGCGTTTATATTGCAAATCATCAATCGGTATACCGTAAAGAGGATATTCCGGATCAGATTTTTCTATTATGTTAAATCTCATAAGAAATTGTTTTTAAATTTTCTTTTCTATCAAAAACCATAAATTTGAAAAAATAACCGGCTCTTTTACTTTCCTTTTGTTTCAATCTATTGACTTCAATCCATTTCGCATCGTATAGCGTGTAATTGGATTTTACCTCAACAATCAGATTATCCTTAGGTATGAAAAAATCCGGATAATAATTATGTGATTTGCCATCTTCCGTCACATAATTAACAATTGGTTTATCTATAGTTTCATGTTTTATCTCTTCTTCGGAATATTCTCTTAGCAAAGTCTTATAAGCAAACGGTTCATAACCATATAATTTAATAATCTTTCCGGACGGCGTTTTGACACTTTTACATTTACCCAAAGAAGCCACAACCTTTTTCGAATTTCCTGGAAGTTTGAATATATTGTCAACACCATACCTTTTTAAACATGTATCCTTTATTCTCTGTCTCTTACAATTAGAACAACGGTTACCTGTTTGAAACATGTCGAAACGGATGTTGGATATAAATCCACAACTACAAATGTAATCTAACTTCTCCTTATTATTGGTATATTCTTTAGATAAAAGCGTACAGCCTTCTCTTTCGAAAACATTTTTAATGTAATCAAAACTCAATTTTTTACTATTTGCTATGGACCGATTTCTACACGTCTTACACCATCCCTTACCTCTTTTATAAGTATCAAAACGAGTATGAGTTTTGCGACCACATTTACAAATATAGTTCAATCTTTGTTTGTTATTGATATAGTTGTCATTCAATAACAAACATTTTCTTTCGGAAAAATAATTTTTAACGTATTCAATGTCATATTTCATTATATTTTTCTATTATGTTTATATCCGTTAACATAAGTGTATGGCACCGCTCTTACAGGTTCAGTGCTATCGGTCCAGGAATCCACACTTCTTGCGATTCGCGAAGCAATTTCAGTTTCCAAATTCAACTTTAGTCTCAGTTCTTTACGTTGGAGTGGATCGGCTTCCTCAAGTAAAATATTGTCCGTTTCGATTGCTTTACTTATTTCAGCCGGAGTCTTGAAATTTTTCCAAACTATTTCCTTGAAGGCAGGTACACCTAACTTGGCAGCTAAAACCCGCAAACAACATAGACGTTGATTTCCAACGACCACATAATGTGGATCATTTAATCCATCAAAATCCTCATTATAATGGTGTTGTTTTACTGCCAAAGGATTCACCATACCTGTTGTATTAAATGAATCATAAACTTCCTTCATACGCGCTTCAACAGAATTACTCCTTGAACTTACTTCCCGCGAAAGTACCTTTTCTTGATCTGCAAACCTGTTAAGCAATTTTATTTGTTTCGCTCTGTCAAATACTGGTGCGGCCCAGCGATAATCAAGTAACTTCAATTTGACAAACTTGATCGGATAGTTCTGAGGATCAGGTTTACTTAGATTGGCAGGTTTGCGGGCATTCGTGCGTAAAGGTTGTTGAATTTGCTTTACGCGATTTTGTCTATTCTGTACAGGTCGAACTGGTCTGGCAGATTTACGGTTTGCCGCTGTGGGAGCAGGTAGAGGAGGAATTTCTCCATTCTTTCGCTTTTCATTTGCTATGGCCCTTTGTCGAGCCATTTCTTGCCGGCGTTGATCGTTTACCGTTTTCTGTACTAGCAACGATTGACGGCGCTTTTCTCTATCCTGTCTACGTTTAACTAACCTTTCTTCCCGTGTCAAACCCTGGATCATTATCGATAATCTCGTCTATTATAATTTGTGGATAGGTATTATCACCCCAAGTATCTTCCTCGGATGCAACAATAACAGGTATACGTTTGCCCGTTATCGTACCTTTTCTCTTAGCAACTTTCAAACAACACAACCGCTGATTGCCTGTAATTACATAATATTTATTTTCCACAAATTTTACCACCAGAGGATGAATCAAACCATTATCAAAAATGGATTGCCAGAGTTCTCGCATTTCTCGATAAGGCAATTTCTCCAACTCTTTAAACATCATGGTTTCCAAGGTATAAAAAAATCTTAAACGTGTACTCCTTTTGGAAGGCGTTGAATAATGCTCATATTCCCATCTATAACATAGTTCGGATATATCAACATAAATTATTTTATACTTCGACATAAGGATGTGCTTTCAGAGGTTTGCAATTACTCGTCCAAACATCATCATTATCTGCAATTCTTAACGGCACTTCACCTTCAAAACCCATCGCTTTAAGGCAAGTCAGTCTTTGATTGCCGACAAAAACGTAAAAGAAGCCATCATGTTCCTTAGCAATTAAAGGATTAATCATGCGGCCATTATGTTTCTTAAAATCCTGCCAACATTTATTGATATTGTTAGTCAAGGTCATTGATTCATTGCCGGTATGAGCATCAATGACACCTCGTACAAATCCCTGCCTTTGTAATTGACCGAGGAAAATCAAGTGACGATTTAGGAAACCACCATTTGATTTTCCCGAACCTTTAAAATTCGGATGTTCTACCATATACCGTAGTTTATTAGTGTGTATCATCCTAATTGGATATTCTTCTACTTCCAATGTTGTTTCATCCATGGTAACGTTTCCATTTCATGTGGCCTTGGTTTTCCGTGGAAACATACCACGTTTGTATTATCTGGCACTACATTCGTAGGAGGTGTATCACGAACATGTGCTTTGTAACTAATCAACTTATGTTCTTTGAGGTAATCTTGCCAAAATATCACCTTATTTTTAGGCAATACCTTCTCAAGATATTTCTGGTCCCCTCCGCCCGTTCTTACGTTCCTTTCCCAACCACCATAGAAATTTGACCATATCTGTTCTGTCCATTCTTGACCTTGCCAGGCCATTACACCTGAGCCAAAAGCATAGGCATCCGGTTTACGTCTGGCGAAATACAAATCTCTTATGATGCCGAAGGGGCCTGTAAAATCCATTAGTTCATTGATATCATTAACTATTACTGTATCAAGATCAAAATACAGGACCCTCTTATCTCGCAAGCCAGCGTCACTACTAAACAAATACATCTTATTCCACCAACCATTCAATACCTTCACGGGCAAATCGTGACAATTAATGGATTTATCTACACCGTTTCTATCTTCAGTGTAACAAGTAAAATTGAAATCCCTATTTGTGTTCCTAGATACTGCCCGGAACAATTTATTAACATAATTGGGAGAATACAAATCACCCCATTTTACGCAAACTACTTCTATCATTAGAATTCGTATCCAAATCGTTTAATATCGCTTGCAAAATATTTATCCACAAAGGCTTTGGTGATCGGCGTATATAAATCTTGATATCTACCGTTAAAAGCACCTTTGCGAACCATTGGCAAACTCACAAAAGGTATGTTTAGTATTCGGCAAAAATCGGCCAAATCAGTTTGTAAAGTCTCAAAACGACCTACCGTATTAACAATAATTTCTCCATTATCGTCAGTGATGTATTCCAATTGGGGTTTGACTGGGGTGCGTTTTGTAGACTCCCAGTGAGCATTCTGACCAAACCATGAACCATTCTTTTGATATGCGGCTCGGTCATTCGAATCATCATAATTTTCCAGCCAATATTCAAAATCTCCGGCGTTCAAACTCAATTTCTTGTTTTTGTCAGGTATGTTACGTTGGCATTCATCCCGGAGTATGATGAATGAAAACATGGAAACCATGCGTTCCCATGGATTCCTCACAAAGGCAAATTTGTAGAAATCTTTGAATTGTTGTGGATAAACATCGCGAATTGCCTTGGCCGGGGCGTGCCAATCACAAGTATTGGAGGCAGAACCTAAAGCACGGTACATGGCAGTACCGGCGTTTTTAGGAATATGAATGAAAATGTATTTCTTTTGTTCGTTAATTACTGTCATATCATCCTATACAAAATTCTTATGGACCAAATCACCTGAATCCCATAATGCATTCAGGGTATTGTTGTATCCTGAGTAAAAGCACTTATTACAAATCGAACCATCAAAGTATTCCTGTTTTTCATAGATTTTTTCAATAGTATCACCCTCAAAGGCGTTACCCATACTAAGTCGGCCGTCAAAATCCCGGATATCATCATCAACGGCATACTGCACTCCACAGCAAGGCATAAACTTGCCTTCTGGGTCAATGTTAGGCTTCATTAGACTAATCATACATCGCTTAGCGCCCCGGCCATAATCTTTCCGACCTTGCCAAATGCACATACTTGTATCAATACCTTCAGCTTCTAATTTTTCTTGAATATCTCCCAATTCAACCTTTTCATTGAAAATGTCACTAACTACGCGGACGTGAGAAAATCTGTCTTTATATTGATTGGCAAACACTAAGCATTTACGGAGATTGGTATAATCATATTTGTCAGTAACGACATAACTAAAGGCCCAATCCACATCAGGACATTTCTGGATTGTTTCCTCAATTTTTTCAGGACGAAATGGATATTCATCATAGACGGAAATGCGACACCAAGTCATTTTGTTTAAATTTTTATCATTAACGAATTGAGGAAACATGAAGCCGTTCGTTACCATGGCCGCTTCCATTTTCTTAACATTGACAATGTAATGTAACAAGGCTGAAAAATATTTATAGGCTAGAGGATCACCGCCGCCTGTAATCGTCACAGCCTTAGTACCTAACAAACCGAACTTATCGAGCATGATTTTAAATTTATCATAATCATAGCTTTGTTTTAGGTCTCGATTACCGCAACTACAAAATGTACAAGCGTAAGGACATTTGTTGGTAGGATTGATCTGAATGTGAATCGGTGGAATATATTGTTTTTTAATACTTTCAGTTAGATCATTGTCCACGATAAGTTTGGCCGGCAAGGTGCTTGCAGCCGTGAATGATTGTTTATTTGCCATGTTTTCGTTTACCAGTAATTGTCGTTTTGCCTAATGCCTGAAAAAATACACCGTCTTTGAAACTGTTAGGTTTTTCACAATATCTTCCCATTTTGACCGTTGGAACTTCTTCCTGTATACGCAACACTTCCTCACCAAGGCAATGTTCCGTGCAGAATTCATTGACCAGTTTAATCTTAGAAAAGGCCGCGGTCTGATAGGCAATATTACCATCCACCATAAAAAGTTGAGGCATAAAGTCTGTAGTATACTTATGTTGAAATCGGCCGCCTGTTCTCCCGTGTGCTGGGTCCGCATCAGGTCCGTGGAAGTCTTGGCCCATCGCTTGCGATACATAGAGTTGTACTTTTTTCTGTTTCATTTCTTCATAAAGGTGATCGAACGTTGATGCATCAGTTATCAATGTATCACCTGTAAGTCCTACAATCAAATCACAGTCATGTGAAAACCTTTCATACATCGCGTTAAATGCACTATTGAAGTTCCGAACTAATGAATGTGCGGGTAGACGCCATTGATCTATTGTACCAGCCAAATTAGTTTCCAGTTCCAACCAATCACTTTGACCTACATATAAAACGGGATCAGTTTTTGATTGAGAGACAACAATAGTGGAATTGCTGAAAAAGCTTTTTCTGATATTTGCTATACTTTCAATTACCGCGTCCCGTTCATCATGCATTGAAATACAAAACCCTATTTTTTTCATTTCCAATCCTCAATGAAATCACTACAAACACCAACACTATTTTTCATTTTTTCATTACCAGGTTTTATATCGAAAATTTCAGGCGAAATAACAATGGAATTATGAGGTAGATACATTCCAGGAAAAGACCAAATGTAGCCTTTCGATGTTAAGGTGTAATCGTCTTGTTGGTGAAAAAATGTATTACACGGACCTCTCAAGGCTGAAAGGGCATCAGCATTTTTAGCATGTATCCAGAGACTATTTTTATTTTCAATGAACCATTCGAATGGTACTGAATATTCAAGTCCGTCATGGCCTAGAAAAAATTTGCCGTATGCATTCCAAACATCAACTTCAACATCGTAACCTAAAGATATTGCCTGTTGAATGTATAACGGATCATTTTCAAATTTAGATTGTTTGCCGTTGAGATTTCCTCTATGAGATATCAGAATCATTAATGTTGCTCCGCTAAAAATCTGTTCAAATCCTCAGGTGTACCTAGGCCATACATTGATTCAACATAATATGGTATTATGAATTTTTCATTTTGGATGGCTTCATTGTATGCGGGCGCGATGTAAAATTCTCCGTTTGTTCGGATATTTTTTCGAATCATTGCCTGCGCGGCTTCAACATAATCCTTACCATGACGCCAATAATAGATGCCGACAGTAGCATTATCTGAAATGACTTTTTTCTCCGCTACTTCTAAAATTGCAGTACCAGTCTCATTTAATCGCGCATAAGACCATTTTGGATGTGTGTTCTTAAACAATACAATAGAACCATCACAATCCCTAACATTCAATGAATACATGAAATCACTACTATCCCAATCAATCCATTGATCTGAATTTACAATCAATAATTTTTGGTCGCTGTCAATCAGGTCCTTGGCCAGTAATGTTGTCGCGGCCGAACCTTCCGTGATAGTGTTTACTACCACAATCTTACAGTTTGGCACCAAAAGTTCCAGCATATATTTCAAGTTATACTTGTTATAATGTTCATTTAAAACTAGGAAAATATAGTTGGCATCAATGTTCAAATTTTCTACTACAGTTTGAATCATTGGTTTGCCATTCACTTCAATCAATGGTTTCGGAAACGTGTAACCCGCGCGGGCAAACCTAGAGCCGGCACCTGCCATAGGTATCAAAATATTCATATCTCTTTCCTTCCAAGGAATTTGTCGTTTAGTGTATAGGTTCGATATTTCCTTTTCTAACAAATTCCGGGTAATATCCTTTGGACTATTCACCGCGTATACATGCGCGCCTGATGTATGAGCACCTTTGCGGCCAATATAAGAATCTTCTACAACCAAAGTTTCCTTCGGACCTGCATTAGTCAATATCATACACCGCAGATACATTTCCGGCCGTGGCTTAGGATGTTTTACATTTTCATTTGAAACTACATGCTTCACATAAGATGAAACACCCAATTTTTTGATGCAAATGAATACGGTTTTTCTAATAGCATTGGAGGCTACACAAATCTTATATCCTTGATCGGTCAAATATTGAAACGTTTTTATAATAGCATCGTTAGGATATACACTACGTTCCAAAAGTTCGGTAGTTATTTCCTGTTTCTTTTCATAAACTGGACGCCAATCAACTATACCCAGTCTTAGTAATTTGTTGTGAGTCGGCAAACCATCAAATCTATGGATGTGATCTTCCCTAGAAATAGGCTCATAGTTGAAAAATTTCAAGGCTTCATTCAAAGCCTCATAATGAATATTTTTCGTTTCAACTAGTACTCCGTCCAGATCAAAAACTATCGTTTTAATCATCCGTTTTTTTCTCAATACAAGCTGTAGGGGCTGAGAAGGGTAAGGAATTAATCCTTAGATTATTTTCTAGGGCAAATTCATCAGCACCTTTAGATTCAGACCATTGATGGTAACCGTATTCATCGAAAATTACCATGCCGCCTACAGAAACATTAGGCCATAAATTGCATAACGTTTCGTATGTGGGTTTTTGGATATCAAGGTCCATATACAATACAGATATCTTAGCACCGGGCCTTTTTTCATGGAACTCTAAAGACGTATCACAAATATCTCCCACAATCAACTCAAAATCACCTTCGTCAAATCCTGCATTTTTAATCCAATCATCTACGATATTTTCATAACCAACGTGACCGAAAAAGTCACGCTCAACAAAAAGGTTATGCATACGTTCCCGATCATGGTCAGTTAATTTATCTATCAATTCAGACGGATTGAAAAAATCAAAACCAATCACTTTCTTGAATTGCCTAGGATATAGAATTCGTTTTAGTTTAAGCCAAGAGAGCATACCTGACCCTTTGAAAACGCCAGCTTCCACTATATCACCTGGAACGTTTTTAGTCCAATTCAATATCGTATTGCGAGCAATGAGTTTTGCTAACACTTTCGTATCAGTGCTGAAAATGAAATCGTTGAAGGAATCATACACCGATTGAGGTGTGTTGTTTATTTCCTTCTCATTGTTTATTAGTTCCATTATTTCTCAAATATTGAAATGTTAGATTTTACCCAGTCGATCAATTTGTCAATACCTTGATCTAAAGAATATTCCTGTTTCCAATTGAGAGATTTTGTAACCTTTTCTATATCTGAAATGTAGACTTTTTGGTCTGACGGACGCCAATCAGTATAGGTAATATCCATCTTCACGCCCAATTTTTCCTCAAGTATAGTTACAAATTCATTCAATGAAATGGTATTTTTGTAACCGCCGCCGATATTATAAACTCCATGCTCCCGACCACTTGAGAGCATACAACGCCAGATAAATTGCTCATAAGCGCGTACCACATCATCAACGTAAAGCATATCCCGAACTTGTTTTCCATCACCAAAAATTGTAATGGGTTGACCAGTCAACGCGGCGATTACAAACCAGGCTACCCAGCCTTGATCCTCAAAGCCGAATTGACGATCTCCGTAAATACAGGACATTCGGAACACGGCGGTGTTCATGTTATAAATTTTGTGATATTCTTGAACGTACAAATCACCTACCAATTTACTAACGCCGTAAGGTGTGTGACCAGTATGATCCACGGGCAGGTCCTCGCGAATGCCCGTATGATCCGCAAAATCATATCTGGTGTCTAATTCAACCAGTTCCTTGTCTGGATTTTCACCATAGACCTTATTCGTTGAACAGTAAATGAAAGCCGCTAGAGGACTAATTTGTCGGGTCTTTTCCAAAACGGTTAAAGTGCCCAGGGCATTAATCGTAAAATCTTCAATCGGCATACGGACCGAAGAAGGAACACCCGGCTGGGCTGCTGTGTGAATTACGGCATCTACGCCGTCTCCTAAAGCTTTACAGACGTCCTTTCCTTTTCGTACATCGCCTCGGATCAATTTGATATTAGGAATTTTCTTAAGGTATTTCCAATTATATTCAACAGTATCCAAATCACTTCCGAAAAGTACTGATCGCATTAGATTATCTAGTACTACAACTTCATTTCCTCTAATGGCAAAATATTCCGCTGCATGACTACCAATCAATCCAGCGCCGCCTGTTATTAATATTCTCATTCTTCGTTTTTCTCCAATACGAAACATCCTACGCCCCAAGGATAGGGCAAATCAATCATATCTTCCGGCGGCGTCTTAGTCCATAACACTTTATCTTCGGATAGTTGATAGGTATGGCTTTCAACAATTGTTGAGCCTTGTGTTAAATTTAAAATACCTTCCATATCGTAATTCTGATGTGAGGTACCTTCAAAATATTGTTTACCGAAAGGCACTGTCAGAAAAATCTTACCATGAGGTAATAGCAAAGAAAGAGCCTTCCAATAACCTCGAATATCCTCTTCCTTCCGATAAATGTGGTCGCCTTCGGTACATTGAGGAAAATGTTCTAAACTTGAGAGAAAAACTATCGCGTCAAAAACTTCTTCACCGAAATCAAACTTAACAAAATCACCTCTATAATCTGCACCGGCGCGGAAATCCGCAACTTTCCGCTTCAACATCATTTGTTCTATCTTTTGTAGATAAGGCACATTGTTAATTTCTCTGGTTGCGATGCCGCCAACGTCTAAAACTTTCATGGTCCGTTCCAAATATTTGTCGAGCATTATTTGCATGAATTCTATCTCAACGCATTTTTCACTATTTGTGGTATTCTTATAGTAATTTTTCATATTCACTCACGATTATTTTGGCAACATTTTCGTAAGACCAGTAATCTTCCATGAACTTCCTCACTTCACCGGCACGATACTCCAATTTATCAAGATTATTCGCATATCTCTTTATGGTCTTGAGTATTTCTATTCCGTTCTCAACATGTTCAAAAGGAAATCGATCAGTCTGCCAAAATTCTGTAAATCTCACTTGAAAATCTCTATCCATACGGCACATAGTAGGGATTCCCAATGCCAGATTTTCAACAGTAGTCATGCCATGATACCCTCTCCAAAGTGAGTCAAAAGAAAGATTGTATTTCTTCTTTTCCCTTGTCAGTTCTCCGTGTGTGAACTTGGGTTGAACTGGAACGTTTAGATTTTTTATGTCTTGTTCGGCATATCCAACGGCTTGTCTAAATTCGTCCTGATTTTTGTTATTACCTTTACCTGTTGGCCAATGACCTATATTCAATCGACTAAAATCTCTATTTACTGCCGGAGTGAATTCAGGTGATTGTTCGTCTACGATATCCGGAATGTAGATACAACCATCGTAGACATTTACTGCTTGAGGTATCGAGGAAAAAATTGCCTGATAGCCAATTTCCGCCCGTTTATTCCAATAATCTTTATGTTTGGCACGATCCTCCCAGGTACCATGAAAACTACAATAATCGTGGAAAATTTTGGGTTTGGTTTTAATGAAATCTTCCCAATTGAAGCCCCAGCTAAATTTGCGGCGAGACACATCCCAATCGTGTGTTGCAGAACAAAAATGTAGTATATCAGCGCCTTCAATCAACGCAACAAATTCATCTTTGTTATAATTTTGTGGTGTAAGGTCCGCAGGAAAGTCAAAGGTATTGACTGTGCGCCAATGGCGTGCGGACCAATCTGTATGTTTGTTAATTGCATCTGCCTGTTTCCAGGAACAACCGGCAGCATCCCACGCGGGGTTGATAAACAGCACTTTCATTCATTACCTCTTGGGTGTTAGGATTAAAAATCCTTGGTGTCTGTAGTCTTTATTTATCTCATGTGTGCCTGTCATTTCTCTGTATATAGGAGAGTTATCCAATTTCAACTTCTTCCGAAAATGTTCTAGCCGATGATATTGTTTCTGAAAAGGACCATCTTCATATAGTCCTAGATCATCAAGAATGAACACATCTTTAGAACAATCACGAAAATCCTTTAACATCAAAACTTCACCTACTAATGGTGTTTTGATGGATTCAGGATGTTCATCCTCATAACTACCTAATTGAAAATCTGCACCTGGAAAATGGGCATCAAGCCAAAATAGAGTCGGTCCGGTTTTGATATTTTCCAAAATATCCATAAGGCCGCCTCTGGAATTTGCGCAAATAAGTTTCACTCGCGGATCAGTTATATCGAGTGAAACTCTATCAAATAATTCTAGCATTATTTCAATACTGTACAAATTTTCAAATGGAAATTTCATAGCATACTTCAGGCCTGTGCCAATGCCTGTGCCTGTCTCTACGAAATTCTTAAGTTTAAATTCGTCAATGAAGGGTTGTAGGTCGTGAATGTATAGATCACCCATTAATGCCTACCACTGAAAAACTCCAGTTCATATCCCGTTCACTATGGAACACTGGATGAAAACCTAGGTCAACGAAAAGGCTATGCATACTAATTGGATAAAATTGGTGTTTGTGTTTTCGGTTGTTTTGCGGCCGCCAATATTCCATATCATAATGAGGTAGATACAAGAATAAAACGCCGCCGTCTTTTAGTTTCGATTTCCAATATTCTAATGTTTCCATATAATCATCAATATGTTCAAGACAATGACTTGAGAAAATGTAATCAAAATCACCTCCAGGAAAATTCATTGCATCGTAAGGTGTGGCGTCAAGTATATTGATTGGTGTTGCACCAGGTAGTGTCCAATCACCGAATCCGCCAATGTCCAAGCCTTTGCCTTGACAAAAATGTTCCGCGGCAGGCGCTATAAATTTTTGTGCATTACCTTCCTTTAAATAATCAGGATAGAAGCTGTTCTTATACTCAAATATCATTAAACATAACTCCAAGGCTTAGTGAAAATGAATTGGGTTTGTTGGTAAGACTTTTTGCCTAGACGCCTGGAATATAGATTCATTTCAACGGCTGACAAATCACACATTTCAATAATGTAACTAAAAGATGTATCAACGAAATTCAAAGTATAGGCATCTTCTATGACCTTTATCCAATCGAAAGGATTGTATCCTGGTAGGAAATCAACGAAATGGTTGTCCAGACCATTATCAGGTACACGAATTGATATGTGTCTCACATCAGGTTGTGTGGCGAAAGTATTACAAATCAGATTGTATTGGTTGGGAAATCTTTTCCTTAGATCATTTTCCTTTTTGGGATTTCTTTTCAATTTTATATATGAGAGCCAATCATTCCATTCCATACCGGCTAACCTATACTTCGATTTCATTATCAGTTCACCAGGATAATTCCGGCTTGCCAATTCTAATGGTAGATAATGTAATGAATTCATTTGAATGGCCAAATGGCCTGTCGGACCATCATCGGCAAAAAATTCTTTACCTGGAAAATTGCTGTTTGCGGATATACTCATATCAAGATTATCAGGAAGTTCCAAATAATCTTTAAGGTAGAGGTGATAGGGTGATACCGGCCAAATAACGCTATCATATTTCTTGCAGGATTCAATACCAATCTTCAGACAGAATAGAATGTCACCTAGGCCGGCTGGGCATCTTATCAATAGATCAGTCATTAGAAACTTGGCATTTTATATAGGGATTTCAGAGATTTTTTCAGACAAGGATTTTCATTGTCAGTTACCTTAAACCATGGCGGCAATATATCACCGTGGATACGTTCTACCTTCAGATTAGTTTCATCGAAAAACCGATTCCAATGTTTTTGTATGCCGGAACGACCGTTGCGCCAAGAATCTGGATTATGATGTTTCCAAGATTCAAGGCGATCAATAATTTGTTTATCGGTTGCGAAACCTCTATGAATTAGATAGGCGTCATTCAGCCTTTTTAGCTTCTGGAAGCCCTTTGGACAGTTACCCTTATGCAGACCGGGCACAACGTTGAATTGTACATGTGGAGCATTTCTCCAGAAAGCGGTGACACCTCGTTGATTTAAGGAATGAAACTGGTTGTCAACTCGATAGTAGGTGTCGCTGCGCCATAAATTTAAGTGACCTAATTGCACGCCATCGGCGTCACCTAACAATCCGTAAATATTAGAACGATTGAGGCCGGCGTCCAGAATTGTGTCACCGTCCATCCAGAGAATCCAATCGTTTGGGTCCTTGTGATCTTTCCTGAGCCGTTCTAATAATTGTGACTTACATTGTAGTTCATGTTCAAAGTCATTGATAGGCGATTCTATCACAATTGTATTAGTCTGAGTCTTATAAAATTCCTTACTTCCATCAGTAGAATTTTGATCGTAGATATAGATATAATCACAAAGTTGCCACATAGAACGGAACCAATTTTCCAGATTTCCCCTGACAATTTCGTTGCGCAATTGAGCAAACCCTATTATCATTCTTGTTTTTCCTTTTTTATCGTCCACTCCAAAGTTTGAATTTCATCGTTAAACATTCCTCCGCGCATTCCAGTACCTACATATTTAACATGTCCCTTCATAGTAGTTGCCAATGTAAACTTATCCCGAAAATCAGCTTGTGTTCTCACATACTGAATTAAATTTCCACCGCCCCTCACTGGCCTGTTATATACAAATCCGTCTTACCATTCACGGGTTTCCTGATTTTTAACCTTACATTCCCACATGATTACATAAAAATACCCAGTCTCATTGTGTCTCCATACTTCATTAATCATATTCTACCTTCCATTAAACTATCTCTGTTTGTGAGCCGATTATCAAAGTATACCCCATTCCCGTCCAATGTTTCGTTTGATAGTACCTTTACGTTCCTCAAATAAATTCCTATTGTACGCATTCTTTGCAGTCGTATCAGGTCCTTTGGCATTTCCGCGGGGGTGCCAGATATGTATAATTTTAGCATTCACATAATCATACTCACAACCATTCAATAGTAAACGATGTATTAGGTCCGCATCATCATTAGTATAGCCAATGAAATCTTCGTCAAAGGCGCCAATGTCGATCAGTTCTTGTTTCCAAAATCCCATACAGAAATTTAGATTATTTTTCAGTAGCTTACAACCTTCCCACAAATTTTCATCATGGAGACCGGATGATTCTAAGTGCTTAGAATAGTGTTGAGTTCTATCGTCACGGGCATACTTAGGTGTGGTCAATAATTTCTGTTGTTTTTCAAAAGGACGAATGAGATTGTTGAGATTTTGTGGGTGAACGTGAAATATTTCGGGACAAGTCAAAATTATTACATCGCCAGTCGATTGCTTGATACCGTAATTCAAGGCAAAACATTGTTCCCTACGCACGTCCGCGCCCTTGGACGCGCCTGTATGAAAGTACCGAATGTTTAGACTATCCTTAAACTGTTCGTATAGTTTGACAGTTTCTCTATCTTCATGGTAGGCATCATTCAGTAACAACAACTCAAAATCAAAATCGCGGACCTGTTTAGAAAGCGACCTCAATCCCCATTTCAGGAGGTGAGGTCGCTTCCAGGTCGACATTATCATTGAAGCTTTCAATTTAGAAATTTTCATTGTCATAATAGGTTAAATCACTATCATAGGGCAATACTAAAATCTTTTTGTCAACACCTAAAGTTTTTTGTATGTGTTCCGTGTAATACTTTGTACTTTCAGGACTCAAGGCCTGCGCCTCTGGTAGGGTAAAAATAAAAAAATCCATAGTTTACTTCCTTAGTTTTTTAGTTAATCTGAGACCAATTTCAACGCGGGCCGCAAAGCCCGTTTTCACATTAGATTGAATGATATTTAAAATTTCATCTATAGTCATATCACCTTTGACAATCATATCATTTACGTCTTTGTATTGTAACCAATCTGGCCACAACAATACTTTTTCCTTTTCCTCAATGAGTTTCAACATTTTCTTGTATGTAGATGTTGAATCATCATTGTCAAAACAAAAGACTCGATCCCTTATTCTATCCTTGTGGGCAGAGGAAAGATGGCCGCCAAGCATAGCAATACTATTAGGAATGAAAATAGAATCAATAATAGACTCAAATACATACACACACTTAGAAAAATTAGCATCGAATAAACCGTATACCTTATATCCTGGAAACGACTTGGTATGGAATAATTTCCGGCTAATTGATCGGCCTTGGTAGCCGTAAATGTCATCATTTCGGTAAAACGGAAATATAACCATTCCGCGTAAAGGTTCAAGTTCCTCTTTACGTTCTTGTGGTATGTTCGCATCATCCGGAACATAAAAGAGTCTCTGAATGACGCTTTCAGGTATCTTACGTTTTCTGCAATATAATAACGCTTTAGGAACTGTCGCCACAGCTTTGAAAATTTCTCTGTCAAGTCTGATAATATCAAATTCATTGTTAACCTCATGTATTACATTTTTCCTACTTTTAGTTTTACCTTCTTTCAATTGTTGTAGGAAAACTTCACGCTCTTTTTCCGCGTAGGCGTCAAAGAGTACATTATTATGATCTTGAAGGTATTGTTTTAGTGATACATCTCTCTCACAGTTATGACAAAAGAAACGTATGTGATCGTGTTTCGGATTATTTAGTAAAAAATAGCCGCGCCGTTTACGTCCTGTTGAACGGCCTTCCTCACAATACGGACATTCAAAATTATATCCAGCCGATACCTTTTTGGAACGGGGCAGATGTAATTGTCCGACAAATTCTATTTCTTGGTATTTGTGGAGCATTGGAAATTAAATCCAGTCTTCGTCTTTCAACCACTTGTTAAGTGTTTTTTGTGAAGGCATCCAGAACTTGTTATTCTTTATTCTTTCCAAGACTTGATCCTCATTCCTATGCCAGCACACTCTACAGAGGCCTTCAATCACAGTTTCTTCGGAATAATATTCCTTACATTTTGAACATTGTAAGGTATTTTCCTTGGAAAGTCTCTCATACGCGGTCTTAAAATCTTCAGCCACATCAGGAGAATCCTTGAATTTTAAGGCTAAAAATTGTGACAATTCAATATCATAATTTTCAGTGAATTCTTTAACCGTTTTCAAAAACTCTAGTTTAGTCATGTTACCACCTTATAAGGCAAATTCACAAATTTCTTCAGGTTCAAAAATTGACATTGAACAAGGTCGCATTTGCTTCGTATCAATAGCGATTGCTAAACATTCATCATTGTGTTCACAACCGAAACAACAGACGGCCGTTTCAAACTTACAATACGATGGCCGCGATTGTGCCGCGCAGGCATTGTATTCCGTCATTTTAAATTTCATTTTTGCTGCCATATTTCTCCTTATACGAACTTTAGTTTGTCAATTTTTTCAGCTAACTTCCTCAAACCATATTTACGATAAAATTTGATTGTGTCCTGCATGTCCCAACGAGCCTTAGTTGCAACGTTTCTTTTTTCTTTTATATCTTCAATTATATCGTCTTTGATCCATTCAGGCAACTTTGACAAGTCAATCATCATTTCATTGAAATCGTATCGGGCTTGTCGTTCTGGTTTTCCGTGTAAGTATGCCTCTAAATTAGTAGCCCACTTGGTTGCTGTCTTAATGCCCACCCGGGGCTCTATTGCCTTGATACCATCCGATTTGTCGCCCATGATAATATGTGACGTCAGGTAGTTGTCCTCCTTATCCACATAAGATTTTTTGAGGGGGTCCCACTGACGTACCTTGTCACTAATCAATTGTTTGAAATCTTTGTCCGAAGATATAATCGTCAAACCGTTTTCAAATTGAGACAACACATTGATAACATCATCAGCTTCCGCATTGTCGTGTTTTAGCATTACAACATCGGTACTATCATTCAAGTAGTCAATTACATCGTTGTAAACCTTCCAGATTTCATCCCAAGGAATGGAGGTGTCCCGCACACGATGACCTTTATATGTCAGGCCGGCATATTCTGGAAATTTTTGAGAATGTTCATTGAAATATTTAGACCGCCAGTTAGCAGTCCGTTTACAATCAACCGCTACAAAAAGAGGATTGTCCGCAGACACTTTGAATTGGTCGACAACGGTGTATAGTGAATTCAATAGTAAATGTGCTACCAAATTACAGTTTTCGGAATCTCGAATTGTATTGGCCGACGCTAATACATTCCTGTAAAACAGATGTGAAAAATCAATTACTAGGCTCATAATGTAATCCATTCTTGTAATGGTTGATCGTTTCTTACATATAGAGGATGTTTAGGCATCCCGGTTTTATTCATTTCTAGGTAAAACAAACGGTCTGCCGATTCTTTTAGTAACCGCATTACTTCATTGAATCGGTTTTTATATTGGGCGTGATTGCCCCAAGCACACCACGTCTCTATTTCCTATTGTGTGTAAAATGAAACTGTCATTGTCAGGGCCCACTGGATACTTTTCTCTGTACATTTTTTTAGGATCGGTGGACCTGAAAGAAAAACAATTTAAAATATGTACACCTGAATAACCTTCCCGGTGGGCTATCAATGTGCATTTAGAAACGGTTGGATCATCCGTGTGTTCTGTAGCAGTGGAAGGATTTAACATTAAAAAAACAAGTTCACCCTTAGGGATAATCGCGGTTTCAGACATCATAACCGATAAGGTATCTGGATGAAAAAACCTAGAAAGACAGTACCTATATTTGTAATCTTCCGAAAAGTTTGCCGATGATTCTTTTATATAGTACTTCAAAAGGCCTTTCATGTCAAACTGCCTTGGTGATTTTCAATCCTATCAATATAAAAATTTCGATCCTCTTCGGATATTTCATCCCAAAAAACCCTTTCAAACCAAATCAAAGTGATGTTCGTATTAACTATGCGTCGTAAATCGGCCACGGGATGTTCAAAAGAGGCCTTGTTAACCTCAACGGTTACTTGTTGACCTTCTCCTGATCCAAATTTAGCAATGGAATGCCAAAGGCTTATATAAAATTTATCGCTCATAAAACACCAACAGAGGCGAGGAACAGAAATTACTCAAAAATTCAAATTCCTTTTTAACCATCATTTACCCCCAAGTTCCTCATCAAAAATGAATACTGAATCATCACCTTGATTGACCATGGTCAGTTCACGTTTTGTATCCGCCGAAGACATGCGGTCTCGTACAACAATTGGTATATCTTGCTGCGATTCATCCAATTCTAACAATCTCATGTGTGTTCTGTCCACTCCCAGAGTATACACGTTGTATAAATTTTCACCAAACCTCGTCTTGAGTACCTTTAACAAATACTTGTTTTCCTCATAGAGTTCTTCTGGTTGTATAATTGCGCCCATCCAGTCGGATGTTTGGGGGATTGCAAAACTTTCCCCTGTTCCTGTCATATCCATACTATCCGCACCTTTATTAGAAGAATCCCGGTTTAGTTGGGTGGCTGAAACAACAGGAACATTATACTCAACGGCAATAGAACGCATTTCTTCAATAACAAATTTCATGTACAGGTAAGTGTTTTGCGCCGCGGACATAGGCAATCTAGCACTCGCAAAAATGTTAATATAATCAACAAATATAACATCAGGAATAAAATTTTCCTTCAGTTTCAATTCCTGTAGATGTGTGATGATATTATTACGGCTAGCATAACCCGTCGGGAATTCCTTGACATAAAGTTGACCTTTTTGAAATTTCCTAACCGTTTCACCAACCTTAGTCATGTAACGTTCACGATTGAGAGATACGCCCAATTCTGACATTTGCATCTGTAACACATTCGCGTCAATACGTTTAGCAATGTTATTTTCTGACATTTCTGCCGTATAGTACAAAACATTGTATCCCGATTTACGGAATGAAGCGGCTAAATGGCAGAGCCAAATCGTCTTACCTACATTAGTTCTCCCGACGAAAACGAATAACGCTTTTCGTCTGAAACCTCCTCCAACCGCTTCATTGATTGTAGGTACATCAACGGGTATACCCAACTCTTCGGCGGTATAGAAATCAAATTGTTTATCCGCATCAGTCAAATATTCAAGGCCCAATTCGTTCCTGAATGCTATGGATAAAGCTTTGCGCACATGTTCTTCAATTTCACCACGGGGCTTTTTTGAATCCTGTAGAATCTCTACGGAATCAAGTATAGCCAATTCCATTGCACGATCCTTGACCCATTTTTCCGTTTCATCAATAATGAAATCAATGTTATCAGAAACCTCCAAAGCGTTTGCCTGAGTTAAATAAGCAACCGCATCCTTAGTGTCTTCCTCTGAAATTTTGCCATCAACTTCCAGAAGTAATCTAACCTCCTTTACGGTTGGTCGTTTCGAATAGTCCGTAACATATTTTTGAATTTCTTTAAATAGAATTTGTTCCGGCAATTCACGGAAATATCTTGGTGAAAGGTGTGGATATACAATACTATAAAATCGCTCATTGTTAAGCAATTGGTTAAATATACTTTCAGTTAGCAATGGTTTAATCCAAATCTAAGAGTTCTTCGTCATTCAAATCGGCTTTATCGAATAAACCATCCGTGTGAGCCTGATAGGCGAAATGTAATTTGAGTTCTTCTTCCAAACCGTTCTCCATCATTTCTAACCAAAAATCCTGGTCGAATTCAACATCATCACGCCGAAACATTGGATCGTCCTTACTTGACAATGCGGTCTGATACCAACCATTTTTCGGCATTGTAATAAAGTTAGCAACTTCATACGCAAAATCAAACATACCAGACCAGCGATTCAGGCCTGTGTCAAAATTAATCTCAATTTTAATTTTAGTCTTTTCCTTGGCGAAACGATTTTTTACCGCCGTAATGCCTGCATAGGAACCTAGTACTTCTTTCGTTTTCTTGTCTTTGTTCTGAGACTTGGAAATCACCAAAATTACTGAGGAAGAAAATTTAGAACCGCCGCCCCCGCCTACCTGCGGACCAGAGTACATGTCCAAAGTATCATAGGTGTGGTTGATTGCAATAAGCGGGACTTGTTTCAGCTTGCAAGGTACTGTGATGGTACGGAATAGAGAGCGCAACTCTTTAGCCCGGGTCATATCCACCTTATCTGTACCTGATAGGGCGTCTGCAACTTCCTTATTGGAGTTTAGCATACCGAGCGAGTCAATAGCCACACAAAGTTTATCCTTACCTGCAACTTCTTCTAATAGATTGAGGATGTCAGTCTGGAGAGACCTTACCGTAGACATAGGCGAAAGCACGACATTATCGGTGTTAAGTCCACGGTCTTGAAGGCCTGATTTGGTAATCGTACCTTCAGTATCGTAATAAAGAATTGTGTAACCGGCTTTTTGGGCCCTGTTCAAAGTTTCTACAGTGAGAAACGTTTTACCACTAGATTCGGGACCGGCATATTGAATGATGGCACCAGAAGGAATACCACCATAAGGATTAGCTGAAATTTGAGAATTAAGTAGGATGTTGCCTGTATCAATCCAATCACGGACTTTTACAAGGTCGTCGGTTGCTATATGAACGAAAGGGTTTTTGGACGCCTTGACTAGGCGAGCGGCTAATGACATAGATTAACTCCATAATTGTAATCTTTTAACAGACAACTATGTTAGCAAACCTATATCAAAAAGTCAATATTAATCCTCGACAATTTCTGAGATTCTGTGAGTTTCCACAATCAAATCCACCGCATTACGTTTGAAGGCAAATTCCTTGAAAGTGTTACCTTGTTGACGCGCACCTTGGTCATAAATTGTGCCGATGATTCGATACATTATAAGACTGGATGGTATGGTAGGATCAGTGACGCCTTTGGTGTCTTCCGCGAAAGTAAATCCTGTACCATCTGAGGAATTGCGTTCCAAAGTGTATTGGCCAGGGTCTAGTGGCAATCGGGCTGCGCCTGCGGCCGCGTTCGTTACTTGAACGACGGTAGCATCAGCCGACGTTACAATTGCGCCGAAATCGGAAAGAGCATCAATAGCAGTCTGGAGAGCGGAGGCAACGTTTGCGGCACTATCATTTTCTGAAATAGTTACTTCAACGCCGGTCGTATAAGGGACCAGAGGATTTGAGCCAGTAGCGCCTACATTAAACCAAACTGTATAAGTTATGGCATTATTTGCAGAAAACAGATAAAAACGCTTATTATTCAGACTACTACCAATATCTGCTACACAAGTTATATCACTTACCTGCGCGGCCGCGGAAGCACTATATTCATCAAATGATGTAACCTGAATGGTCGGATATCCTTCAATTTTTACCTGCATTCTTAACTCCCAAAGATTGTATATGGTTGTATT